GCGGGCAATCGCCCGGCGTACTCCTCTTAGGAGTACGGCACCCAGCCTAACTTATGGCCTAGAACGTTGTCGCGCGGCGATACGCCGCATGACGACCAGGGGAGACGTTTCCCAAAAGGGAACGGATCACCTGATCCAAGGCCATAAAGGGCTGACGCGAGGGTTACATTCGGAGTGAAATGCTTCCAGGCCACCTTTCGGTGGCTTGAAGGCTTCCACACACGAAAGTACCTTATTGAGTTTCGGTGGGAAAGATTCCACCGTTGCTCATAGTCGTGTATAACCAAGTCACCAAGGTGACTCGGTCCCCGGCAGGAGCGAATGTCGCTAGGAATAGCGTCAAGACACTTCCGCCAGGCACGATAGACGATATGGAAACGATCCTCACCAGAGGAGCGTCGAATACCATTCGCCAGAGCAATGAAACTCTCCGGAGAGTTGGGGTACGACTTGAGATAGTGACCCCTAACAGGGACACCGTCAAAAAAGTCGCCACCACAGCTTTCTCGGAACAGGCCAGACGTGAAGCTCTTACGAGTGTTCACGTCGAAGCCTGAAAGTTTCAGAAACGCAATAACATCCTGAGAGCACTGCGTGGGCAAGATCAGATCATCCCCGTAAACGGAGACGAACGGGTCCTGCACAGTAAGTTCACAGCAAGCTGTGACGAGACTATAGAATATCAAAGTCTCGAGCTCAAAGGTGAAGCCATTCCCCATGGAGGAAAATTTCTCTAGAAGCAGAAACTGCTTCTTGAAGAGAGTCCGGGGCGATCTGAGATCGTTAAGGACATTAAACCAACTTGGGGGAAGTAAGAACTCGACAAGGTTCTTACAAATGGTATCGCTCGCATTTGAAAGGTCTAAGGTAGCAAGATGGCCTTTTGCTGAGGCCTCGCAGGCTAGACGCCTGTGAATATCTTGTCCTTCAGAAAGGTCGAGACCCTTCCGGCGAAGACGTTCTCGTAGCAGCTTTCCAACGGATAGCTGATAAAAGGCATTAATACTAGGTTCTACGGCAATGCCGCGGTCCTTAGTACAATCCTTAGGAACCGTTGTAAAACGATTCCCGAGAACGGTCTCCGGCAACCTACCATCAACCGAACAGGCGCGAGCCCATGCGGTAGACGCCCAAGAAGAAAGGGACGTCCAAGCTGATGGTGTCAAAGTGGGTCTTGATGACATCTTGTCAGGAATGGTCGACCGACCACCCTTATCGCCATACGTAGCGCCGGGTCCAAACTTACCATCCAGAATGGAGGATGGAAAGGGACCCAAGATATCCCCGACTATCTTTCTAGCTCGCTCAAAAACAGAACGAGCCAAGAAATCAGCTCTGGAATGACAGAAGTCATTCGGAAAGAGTAATCTCTCAAGTCGGATATTGCTACTGCGACACTTCTCTTCGCAGATGAGAAAGGTCTCCTCGCTTACGGCCTTACGGTCGAAAGACGTCGGGAGATCCTCACATTTGCGTAACAGCTCAGTAACCAGGGTATCACCCCAAAGTTTTTTGCTGTCAGAGTAGTGCGCCGGGTCAACTCGCAAAGAAGCGAGTTGATCCCACTCCGAGTTAGCGATCATCATCGAAACAGTGATCGCCCTCGGGGAGGCGACGCCAATGCAAAGAGCATTGACGATCTCTGCTAAATCAGCAGGGAAGGTTTTCGTCATAGAGAAGTCCTATAGGCGAACGGCGCCACCCACAAGTGGGCGGCGCCTAGAGGGAAGGGTTAGATCACGAAGGCGCGTAACCCGTCGAGACGGCGTTCTTCGCGAGACCAGACGCGATGAGATTGGACAGCTGAGCTGCCGCCTCATCGAGATCTGCTTGCGCGATATTAGCCGGCACGGCGAAGGAAACGGTCATCGGAATCTGACCACGAACCTCAGTTTGCCCGGTTGCGGAATTGGTGTAGACCGACGGAAAACTTCCAGACATATCGACGCGGCGGGCGGTCTTTGGACCGTTCCACTTCGACGAAATGCTGAAAGTCGGCCGTTGGCCAATCGTCCCCGCAGCCGTATTGGACCGCCAGATGGCAGGAGCGGTATCACCGCCACTGCCAGCCAGCAAACTCCAAATGACGTCGGTCGTGCCGTCAGCTTTCTTGATCGTGATATCGGTAGCGGTAGTCACGTGGGTACTCCTAAGAAGGGGTTAAAGACACTAGAGTTTCTGGAGTAACAGCGATATTGCCGTTATCCCCCTAGTGAGACTTAGGCCTTTAAAAGGTTTAAGCCTAAGAACAGGGCCGGGTATACCGGCACTGCGCGAAACCGAAAACTTCTGGCCTGAGAATGACTCATTACTCGAATTCTGAGAATTTGCGTCATCCCAGACCAGACCAGTATACGATTTCGTAATTCGCTCGGAAGTTGTGTTGTAGGCAAAGGTGGAATCCAAGCCTACAAAATCAGTAGCCGAGGACAGAACCTGTCCAACGTTACCGAACCAATCAGCCACGAAGCTGTATGGTACAGCCTCCCAAGCGATCGCAGCAGGGTTGACAAGACCCAACTGACTTGCCAGATATGCATTAGGATTAACAACACGGATACTAGCACCGTACCTAGCCTGATACACCACAGTGGTGTCCCAGACATTAAGAGAGTGATAGCGTCCGCCCCAGTAATCCACGTTCCGATCGCGGTAAGTACCGCCGGAACGGCCGCGAGAAGATAACTTTCGAGTCCCAAAATCGGGCTTCGAAAGCGTCTGCATCGCGCCATGTATATCCTGCATTAACGGCACCCATCCAAAGTGAAACTCAAGGAACTGATCGCCAAAGTTTTTAGCTTGGCCTTTCAGCCCCTTGAGAGACTTCGGAACAGGTGTCGCCAATGCTTTTGCGGCACCCGCAATATTCCCTTTACGCAATGCAGAAGCAAAGCGAGAGATTTGCAGGATACGATTCGCCGCGCCGCCAATGGCTTCATTGGCCTCTAAGACGTTATTAGCAAATTGACTAGAGGAACCAATCTGGTTCACAAAGTTGGAGTAGGCTTGATTACCTGCATCCGCACCTGTGTTCCGAGAAATGTTCCCGAGGTCAATACTCGTAACGTCGAAGGAGCCACCATATGACTTAGAGCCACGAATGTTCGCCGTACTGAAGCCGAAGCGAAGAGGAGCCGCGTAAGGAGGAGGTTGAACCTCCCACTCCCTATAAAGGGAATACACGACATTTCCATCGCTATTCTTCAGTTCGTCGTACCGGTACTTGGTCATATCACTTCTCGAAAGGAGAAGAAGCAGGCTTGTCAGGCCCGACCAAGGGGTCACACGTCGGATAGAGAAAAACTCCACCTTCGCTATACGCTCCGCCAGTCTTGGCAGGAGACGCAAGGTGACACAACACACCATTGACGATCGTAAGGTCGTCATCTTCCAACTTAGGAACCTGATGGGTCATCATGGCGGTAAGAACCGCCAGAACGGCCCAGAGGAAATAAGAAAGAAGCATAGGTAACTCCTATAGGTGTGCGAGAACTCCC